ACCAAGATAGTGGACAACACCCATTCTTGCACAAATTCAAACCAACTGCTCTGACAAGTTTTAATGTCAGATACGGCAATCCAACTGAATATATGACTTATGGGGAGGATGGATCGATGCCAACCTATCAAATTTCTCTGGCATTCAAAGAACTTGAACCACTTTATGATAAAGACTTTGACACCGAATCAAACGATATGGGGTTCTAACCAATGGCACAGTATTTCGATTACGTTCCTAACTTTGAATACGTCAGTCGCCTGACTGATGCCAAAAAGATCAATGATTACGTTGAGGTCAAGAACCTCTTTAAGCGTGGAATCATTCGTCCTGACATTTTTGGTAATCTGGCATATTTCAGCAAATATAAGATTATTGGCGATGAGCGTCCAGATGAGGTTGCAAACAAAATCTACAATAATTCCGATCTTGACTGGTTGGTGCTTCTTTCCAACAATGTGATCAATCAGGTAGAAGAGTGGCCTTTGGACCAACAGTCATTCCAGAACTATTTGGTCTCAAAGTACGGATCTGAAGAAAACATCCATGCAGTCCATCATTACGAAAGTGATGAAATCAAGGATTCCGTCGGAAGAGTTGTTTTCCCTGGTGGACTCGAAGTTCCACAGAATATCTCAGTTGACTGGTATGACAGTGGAATAGGAGAAGAGAGAACTTCCACCGCTTTCACTTATGCAGTGACTAATTACACTTATGAAGAAAGAAAGCAAAATGACAGAAGAAACATTTATGTGATCAAGGAAGAATACGTCGGTTTGGTTATTGACAACCTTGAGCAGATTATGCCTTATCAACAAGGATCGACACAGTACGTCTCTCCATCAGTTACACGCGGAGATAACATCAGATTATACACGTAGAAAAAGTAATAGGCACAAAAAATGCCCAGAAAAAATATCTGGGCTATTTTGAAATCAAAAGCTGATTTTCCCTCAGGATTCAGCCAACTTAGCGAAGTAACTTAGTGCATCGTCCTCAGTGTCAGCGAGTGATGTCTGAGGAACACCATAGTCACTGTCGTCTTCAACCTCAACCTTCTTCTCAAAGGTGGGTTGATAAGAACGCTCCTCAAGTTCAGCAGGAGTCACTTCCTGACGGACAGGTGCAGTGACGTTGCGGTTCAGGACAGCATTCAAACGACGCTCCAGGTCTTCATAAGACTTGAAGTTGGATGCTTCAGTGAAAGCAGTCAGGGAATACTCTTTGTTCCACAGTGCTTCCAGAGCATCATCATCTTCAAGCAGAGGACCAGCGGATGCGAACTCAGACTTATCGTAGTTCCAGTAACCATCCTTCTTCACGATCTTCAGTTTGAAGTTGGCACCCTGCCAGAAGTCGAAGGGGTTGATGGGAGTTTCATCATCAAACTCAGGCTGCATTGCCTCCATGATCTTGTCAAAGATCTTCTTACCAAACTTAAACAGGAAGACTTTACCTTCGTGCTGTGGGTTGGCAGGATCCTTCACAACATAGATGTTGGCATAATAAGACAACTTACGCTTCTGCTTGCGAGCGATCTCTTTATCAGAGTCCAGTCCAGAGTTCCACAGTTCGCGGTTGTATTCTGCCAGTGGATCCTTTTGACCCAGCGTGGTCAGAGAGTTCTCAATGTACCAACCACCAGGACCTTGGAAGGCATGGCTCCATACCTTTGCCCAGGGGAGGTCTTCACCGTTAGGTGCGGGCAAGAAACGGATGACGGCAAACCCGTTGCCAGTCTTGTCCATTTCGGGTTTCCAGAGACGCTCGTCTGCCCCAGACGAACTTTGTGGGTTGTTAGTCTTCTCGACCTCCTTGACCAGTTTGGCGGTCAGTGAACCGAGAGAGGATTGCTTTTTCAGATTAGAAAACGACATGTGTGTACCTATTAGTTAAGATTTGGCCTTTGTGTACTCCATTATTATGTCACAAAGGTTAGGATCGCTCAATTGATCCTCTCATTTCATCCAAGACTTTCGTCATGTTGTTGAAGACATAAGCAATGTCAACATCGGGAGGGAAACCAAGGTCTTGTGCAGACCTCATGATGTTTTCCTTCATTGACTTTGCTTCAGGGTCATCAGACAGACTCATCCTTGTGTAAAGGACTTGCTGTTTTTTCAGGAGATTACTCAGCAACTCAACGTGCTTCATCTTCTCCTCTTTATCCATGGAAGGGAATTTGAATACCATTCCATAGATCTCCTCTTGAAGTCTTGCGATCTCCTCCATCTCTTGTTGTACGATGTCGGATTCAAAAAATGTCATTGTGTCAGCACGACCTCCTTAAGGATCTTTTTATAATGGAATACATCGATATTTAGGAATGGAGAATACTTTTCCATTCGCATCGAGAGAAATTCCCACACAGGATCTTGGAGTTTCTTATCGAAGTTCTTCTTGAACCCTAAGATCTTTTCCAACAGAATTAAAGTCTCCAGAGAGATGTTTTCCTGCAGGTGTTCTCTTATTATAACAGGATGTTTTGTCCCGTCAATGGAAAAAACAGAATCAAAATTCTTACCTTCAAACAGATCAGAAGTTTCTTGTTTGAAGTGATAAGACAGCGACTGAATGCGCTTCTTCCACTCTGTGAAGTTTGTTTCACCAGACCGAATCATCTCCCCAATCCACAGAGTCTGGGGGTCAGTGCAAGAAACAAAGTTGGAAACAAAGAAATCTACAACTTCCTTGTCATCTTTCTGACGACTCAGTTTCTCAAACCAGAAACGATCCTTGCGTTTGTAGAAAGAGTTTATTGTTGCACGAGACTTACCACAGTACTTGTGGTAGTCATACTTTTGTTTTGTAAAGTGATTCTTGAGCGAAAGATATTGCTTGTAGGCATCGAAGGGAGACACTTTAGGAATCACAGGGGCAACTTTGCGTGAGATGTGCGACGCAAAAGGTTCAGAGTCTGTGCCTCTGCCTTCAGTTTCTCCTTCAATGGTTTAGAAATGAGTTTGGGAACTGATTCCACCTCGACGTTATTCTTCTCGCAGAAAAATACAATCGCATCAATATAACTCATACCACCATCAGCGTGAGCAATCCTTTCGATCTCTTCTGTGAATCTCTTGGAACAATAAAACTTGTTCTCAAAGAGTTCTTCTAGGTTTTGTTCTTCAGGCATACTCTCGCAACTTAAACTCAACAAACTCTCTAATATACTTGTCGAGAAGTTGGATGTACTTCCCTTTGTCTCGCTCTTCATAAACCACGCACTCTCCGTCCTCACAGGACATGATAATAACAAACTTCTTAACGATTATACCAGTTAATTCGAAAAGCATACAGGCATACGCTGCACACTGGACAAAGTAATCATCAATCCACTCACGAGGTTTTGGTTTCTTGGATGTCTTGAAGTCAATAATCGCAAGTTCACCATTGTGTTCTGCAATGCAGTCCACGGTTCCAGCAATACCAAGTTGCAGACTGTAAAGAGACTTCTCAATGGCATGGATGTTATCAATCTCATCCAACTTTGGTTTTGCTTGACTGAAAAGGAACTGCGAAAGAGGTTGAACCTCAGGCAGTTCCTGATTCAGAAGATAATTCTCAGCCAAGGTGTGCATGTCAGTCCCGCGACTGGTTGCTTTCTTGGTAATCTTATTTGCTTCCTCTTCACCAACACGCTCACGCCACTTACGGAAGAACTCCCGCTTGATGTGACTGATCACAGAGGTGACAGAAACTAACTTCTGTCCATCGGGAGCATCATAATAACGGACCCCATCGATGGTCTGCCGATCCAGTTCTGGGATGTCAATGTCAACGTGTTTGAAGGTCATAAACCGAGTTGTAATTTAGCCATGATGTATTCCTTCACCAAACCACTTCTGCAGATGTCCTCTGCTTGGAACTCAACAACATCAAAGGAAGGCATTGCTTGGATAATTCTCATGAAGTCCATGATGCCTGTCTTTTCTGTCTGCTTTACCAAGTCTGTTTGAGTTGCGTCACCGCAGAACATGATCTTAGAATCAATACCGATTCGGGTGATGATGGAATCAAGTTCGTGGAAGTTTAGATTTTGGAACTCATCCACAATGATGATAGCATTGTCGAAGGTGGTACCACGAATGAACGAGGTGCTCCAGAAACTAATCGTTCCTTGTGCCTTCAGATTATTATACAGCATTTCGAACGCTGCGTCATCAGGCATCTCGAACATATACTTTACCATATTCTTGTAGGGAATCTGATAAAGTGAAGATTTGTCTTCATGATCACCAGGAAGAAAACCAATTTCACGGGTAGCGACAAGAGACCTAACGATATAAATCTTTTCGTAAGGGGACTTGGGGTCCAGGACCTCTTTGATTGCATTGTAAAGCGTGATGAATGTCTTACCTGTTCCTGCACACCCGTAAGCAACCAGGTTTTTGTCTAACTTATAACTCTCGAAATACTTCTCTTGATTTTCAGTAAGCGGTTCAATCTTTTTCATGTAATCAAGATTGATTGGCTTCTTTCTCTTCATTGTTTTGTTACTCATACCGAAAGGGACAGGGTTAGTTGTGATACCTGTTTTTGCTTTTCTTGGCATTGATTAGTCGTAGTGTTTGAGTGTACTTCCTGGTTGTTTCTTTGCCTTACTGATTACATCTTTCCA